ATGGATTATAAGAAAGAGATTATTGAAATGATAGAAAATATACATAGTGAAAAATTTATGAAGTTTTTATACAACATGATTATTTCGTTCAAAAAACAATGGGGGTATTAAGAAAGCAGGGAATTAATCCCTGCCTTTTTTATGGAGAAATTCAATCATGTCGAAAACGCTTTTCTTATCAGATTCGCTTAATTCAATCAGCAACTTAACATGTTCAACGATGTTTGGATTTGACATCATCTTTGGAATAAAATCCGTGTCTGTTTCCAAATTCTCTTCCCATCCCATTAGGTAAGCGGGCGTTGTACTAAGTGCTTTCGCTAACTTATCTATGTATTCAGCAGGAACTTTATCAATATCACCCTTTTCATATCTAAATATAGTTGATCTTGAAACTCCCAATTTCTCAGCTAACTCATCAGCACTCATATTAAGTTGTTTTCTTCTTTTTTTCATTTGTTCACCAGTTTCCGACATTTTCCACACCTCCTTTCCTTGAAAATATAATACCACAAGTGATGCAAATATGCAACAAAAATAATTGCAAAAATGCGATTTTTAGTATTGACAAATGCGACTGCGAGAGGTAATATATAATCATAAAGTCGCAATAATGCTACTGGAAAGGAGGTGAAACTTGTGATTGTAAATATAGCAAGACTTAAAGGTAAAATTGTTGAGCATGGAAATACGCAAGAAGCTGTTGCAAGCGCAATTGGTATGGACAGAAGTACTTTTTACCGCAAACTGAAAGACGGCGGCGAGAAATTTACAATCGGTGAAATTCACGGAATTGTAAGCGCAGTTCCTTTAAGCAGGGACGAAGCAATAGACATTTTTTTTACACAGCAGTCGTAATAATGCTACTGGAAAGGAGACGAAAACATGAAGAAATTTGAACGATACCTTATGATTGCTGACCTTATGGAAAAACATTTTGAAAAATAAAGTGCTCCGAAGGAGAGCTGAAACCTCTCGCCTCGGAGCTGTAAACCACTAACCACACTAGCGGATTACAGGATAATCATATCATTTCTTCCTGTATTTCGCAAGAGAACAGGAGGATTTTTTATGAAGAAAACCGAGGATAAAAAAGTGACAAATTTTGAAGAGTTCGAAACTTTCTATGCAGTTGAAGTTGTAAGAGAGGCAAAAAAGCAGACTCACAAATGGTTCTGCGCATGGATTGTAACCATGATTGCATTAATTCTTTCAAACGCTGCATGGATGTTTATTAAGTAAGAAAGGAGGAAAGACTGTGGCAATCAGATATACCACAGAGCAAAAGAAATACATCCTTTTAAAAGGCAATATTGCAAAAAGGATGGAGGCCGAGCGAGTAAGTGATGCACAGATGGCAGCAATTACCGGAATGGCAGAAAACACTTTCCGTAAAAAGCGAAATAAGCCGGAAACATTCACGTATCCGGAACTGCGGCATATTTTTATTCGATTGAACTTCCCTAACGAGGAAATATTGGAGGCTTTGACATGAAAGATTGGATAGACTCCATTCTGATTGGAGGGATAGCAACGTATCTTCCGTTCTGGACCTGGGACAACAGCCGTGACCAGATCATGGGAGCGTTGGGACTGATCGGAGCTGTGTACATAGCAAGGACGTGGAAAGAATGGATATGCTAGACATGCCAACTAAAAAAGGATCCTCAGAGCTGCAACTCAAATAAGGATCCAAGACAATATATTTCTTCTCTATTGTAGAAGGAAAGAAACCAAAAGTCAATACAAGGAGGAAATTATGAACGAAGAGAAAATCAGAGAAATATTTGATTTGTGTCTGAGAGTTTCAAGTGAAACAACGGCGCATGTGAATTTTGACTATACGGCGTGTGACGACATATCCAGAGTTTATATTTATGTATTTAATGATGCAGGGGAGATCGTAAAACATTTTTCATTGTGCCAGTTTTACGACTTTGAGTCCGAATCTCAGAATTACGAAAATGCAAAGAAATGTCTTCTGGAACTGCTTATCAATGGGAGGTGTCCGTTATGAATCTTACTGGCAACGGAGATATAAAGGATGAATACCTGGAAATCATTACGCATAGACATTCCGGGCCAATAAAAAGACAAGCAAGCAATTATAGATTAGTAGAAAGAGAGGAAAATAAGAATGAATCTGTACGAAATCGAAAATGAAATCCTTAATTGCGTAGATATGGAAACAGGGGAAATCGTAGACATTAAAAAGCTTGAATCTCTACAGATGGAAAGAGATCAGAAAATTGAGAACATTGGTTGCTGGATCAAGAATCTTTTGTCAGATGCAGAAGCACTGAAATCTGAAAAAGAAAATCTTGCCAAGAGGCAGAAAGTCGCAGAAAGCAAATCGACATCACTGAAAGAGTATCTTTCCCGATATCTGGATGGCGAAAAGTTTAAGTCTGCAAGAGTAGCAATTTCTTTTAGAAGTGGTAGCTCCGTGGATATTGCGGAAGGTGCAGCTGTCCCAGAAGAATATCTTAAGTATTCAGAGCCTAAACCGGACAAGGTCGGACTGAAGGCGGCACTGAAAGCCGGAGAAAAATTTCCGGGAATCACCCTGATAACTTCGCAGAATATCCAGATCAAGTAGGAGAGGCTTATGGAAAATCTTGAGTTATATAACAAGGTTCGGGAAGTTCCTAAAGATGCCCAAAGAGCTATTACGGCAGGACGACTGAAAGGTTTTACAGACATTAACCCGATGTGGCGCGTCAAGTGTTTGACGGAGCAGTTCGGTCCCTGCGGCCTTGGCTGGTATTACAAAACGGTTGAGAAATGGATGGATACTGTTGGTGATGAGATATGTGTTTTCGTGGCAATTGAACTGTACGTCAAATACAAGGATGAATGGTCACAAGCAATTCCCGGAACCGGCGGCAGTAAGTTGGCTACAAAAGAACGGAACGGAGTCTATGTATCTGATGAGTGTTACAAAATGGCAACCACGGATGCATTGTCAGTGGCATGCAAGAATCTTGGCATTGGGGCAAATGTCTACTGGAAAGAAAGCCATACCAAGTACGACCAGACAGACGACAGTTCTTCCGAAATGTCAAGTACTGATATATCTGGACTCAGATCATACTTGAACAAGAACGGTCTGAATGAAAAGAAGATTCTTGAAGCATATAAGCTGACATCTATTAGCCAGTTGACTATTGGAAATATCAAAGCGATAACAGATCCTAAAAATTTGAATTACTTCAAGCAAAATTGCGGTGCGTAAATGGAATTTACAGGAAAAATCAAATCACTGGGGAAAGATCTCGCGACCGGAAAGTGGAACTTACAGGTGGAACTGAATGAAAACGCTCAGGAAGTAATGGGACTCATCAAGCATGAAAAACTGGATATACGTCTTAAGCAGCACAGGGATAAGCGTTCCTTAGATGCGAATGCGTATTACTGGGTATTGCTTACCAAAATTGCTAAAGTTCATGGCTGGACGAATAACGAGGCTCACAACTATATGCTGCGTCGTTATGGTCAGATAGAACGTGTGGACGGAAATCTGGTTGCGGTTTATCTTCCTGATACAGAAGAAACGGAAAGGGATGTTTTGGACAAGGTGGAATATCATCTTAAGCCGCTTCCAAAGACAGTGGTCACAAAGCATGGGGGAATCAAAAGAGTGTATGTTCTTCTTAGAGGATCCAGTACATATGACACAGAGGAGATGGCGCGATTGATCAGCGGATTAATTCAAGACTGCAAGGATTCTGGAATACCAGGCGGCGAGATTATGACGCCATTTGAGAAACGAAAGCTTTTTGAGCAGTATGGGATAGGTGATGTAAATGAACAAAAGAACAAAAGCGTTACAGTTTGATGTAAAAACGCGCAAAAGAATTCTCGATAGAGATCACGGCTGCATATTTTGCCAGATCGGTTTTTATATGCATTCTTCATCCGATTTCCAATATAAGCAGCTTGATATTATGCATATTGTCAACCGATCACAGGGTGGACTTGGAATCGAACAGAATGGAGTTACCGGATGTAGATACCACCATCAGCTTCTAGATAATGGAGCAAAAGGTTTACGGCCAGATATGCTGGCATATATCGAAAAATACATGAGTTGTATCTATCCCGGATGGAATCCAAAAGAGCTTATATATAAAAAATACGGGTGCAACTAAAATTCATATAGATATATCACACGATTTTCCTTCAGGGAGTGACCTGTTATAACTTCCTGAGGGGGAAAGGAGACGCATGAATAGTAGAAGTAAAGGGGCTGTCGGAGAAAGGGAAGTAGCAGGTATCCTTCGCGGGTATGGTTACAAGGCAAGAAGAGGTCAGCAGTATTGTGGGTCCAACGGAGATGCGGATGTAGTTGGTCTTCCTGGAATTCACATTGAAGTGAAGAGAAGAGAAAAACTAAATATATATGAGGCTGTAGATCAGTCAAAGAGGGATCGGAAACCGGATGAACTTCCGGCGGTGTTCCACAGGAAAAACCATTGTGAGTGGTTGGTTACGATGCCACTTGATGAATGGATGAAGATATACGAGGAATGGGAGGCTGGTTATGGATTACGTGAAGATCAGCAGGAAAATCCTTGATTGGGAATGGTACACGGACATCAATACAAAGGTGCTGTTCCTGCATATCCTGCTAAAGGCAAACTGGAAGCCGGGCCGCTTCCAGGGAACAGAAGTGCCGAGAGGTTCACTGGTTACTTCGCAGCAGAATATGGCGGCAGAAACAGGCCTTACAATAAAGAATGTGAGAACTGCACTAAAACATCTGGAAAATACCGGAGAGGTGGCAGTCAGCCGACACCCTAAATTCAGCGTAATTACAGTAAAAAACTACAATCAGTATCAGTCAAGTGGCAGTCAAGTGGCAGTCGAGGGGCAGTCAGAGGGCAGTCAAGTGGCAACAATAGAAGAAGGGAAGAAGGAAAGAAAGGAAGAATATAATAAATCTCCTAAAGGAGATTATGAGAGTGGAACTCCTGAAAGCAGCATTTATGCCACGATTCGTGAATTGTACAATTCCGTTTGTGGGTCGTATCCCCGCCTGGTAAAGATGTCTGAAGCAAGGAAGAAGGCTATAAATGCCAGAATGAAAACAGGTTACACTCTTGATGACTTCCAGACTTTGTTTGAAAAGGCAGAGGCTTCCGACTTTCTGAAGGGAAAAAATAAACGCAACTGGTCAGCAACATTTGACTGGTTGGTCAGTGATTCCAACATGGCAAAGGTCCTTGATGGAAACTATGATACGAGAAAAGAGGCGGTGGAAAATGGACCAGAACCAACAAACTCAGTCCAGCTCTGGTGAATGTCCTGTATGCCATGGAACAGGATGGGAGATATATAATGCCACGGTGTATGACTATGGTCTTCCAGAGGTGGTTCAATATGCCAGAAGGTGTCCAAAATGCAAAGGTGGATACAGAGCTTTAGATCATACCGGTACACCGAAGGAATATCATGATGCTGATCTTGGAAAGTTCGATTTTGGAATATATCAGCACGACATGAGTAAGCTGAAAGACTTGTGTATCAATTTTCTGAACCACTTCGAGAAATGGGAGATGGCAGGAAAAGGCTTGTATCTGTGGAGCAGGACACCTGGAAGCGGGAAAACATTTCTGGCTTGTTGCCTGGCGAAATCGGTGATGATGAAATATGACCTGCAGATGCGTTTTATAACAGCACCGGATTACATAAATGTTGTTGGTGACAGCTACAAACGCGATCGGGGCGAAGAAGATCCGAGTCAGGTTTACCGTGAATGTAGGATCCTGGTCCTGGATGATATCGGGGCGCAGGCTGACAAGGAGTGGCAGCGGCAGGAAATATTCCGGTTGGTCAACAAGCGGATGGAAGATGGAAATATAACAATCTACACGTCCAACGTGAGCACAGATGCGCTGAATGTAGATGCAAGAACCAGAGACAGGATCATCAAGACATGCGTGGAACTGCAGATGCCAGAAGAAGGAATCAGGAAGAAGAAAGCTGCCGGAGAACAGAGACAGTTCCTGGCAAGCGTGATGGGATAGAGGAGATGGCTAAACAAATACTTGCAAAAATTAAAGATGAGTTAAAGACAATGCAGCAGTCCAGAGTTTTGGAATACAATAAAAGAATTTTACAATGTGAAAAATGATGATGAATATTTTGATGCATTACATAAAAAAATCGAGGATTTATATGAAATCTATCCAGACAGTTTGGCAAGGTATCTGTCTTTGGCCTTTTACAAATGGGCTGAGGATGTGTCAACAGGGAAATGCAAAATATAAGAAACATGGAAAAGAATGTCGTATAAGCACAGCAATGGAAGTGCAAGGAGTGGAGTGGCATTGAATGTGCTATGGAGAAGCGCATCAACGAAGTGAATTGAAATGCAAAGGCACAGCCTTGTGAGGAAATGCAAAGGAGTTGCTACGAAAGGTTCTGAAACGATATGCATAGCTACGGCATAGCTGGGCAGCGAAAAGATGGGAAAAGCGGGGCAAAGGCGCTGAACGGAAAAGCTACGGCGTAGAAATGTAATGATTAGATAAGAATAGCTACGAAATGGCGGGGAACAGCAACGATGTGCTACGGAATGAGAAGTTAAGGGACCGCAGAGGAACGGCGGCGATGCGCTGGGCAGGGAATAACCGTGGTGGAATGAGCTAAGGCAGAGAGTAGCACGGCAATGTAAGAAAACTATAAAAATTACAAGGAGAATAGCAGAATGAAAGAATTAAAAGTAAGATTGACATTTTTGGAAGAAATTTTAGGAACAGCAAGCGCAGACCCGGAAATCCACGAAACATTTATTGCTTCGAATGCACCAGACGCACCAACAAGAAAAGAAGAGATTGAAGCAATCGGAATTGAAGAAGTGATTGAGAAATCCATGACCGTATTCCCGAGAGATAACGGTGTACCAATTTACTGGGATTACCAGATTAAGGGCTTTTTCAAAGATGCTTGTGGAATGATGAGAAAGGTAACTGGTTCAAAATCTTCAAAAATTAAGGCTTACAAAAAAGAAATTGACGGTCTAATTTTCGTTGAAGAACGCAAAATTCCAATTCATTTTGAAGGTGAAATAGGAACTTGCCAGAGGCCACTGAGAGGACAAACACCGCAGGGTGAAAGAATTGCACTGGCAAATAGTGAGACAATACCTGCCGGAAGTTGGATTGAGTTCACAATCAAGTGCTTATGCGAAAGCCATGAAGCAGCAGTCAGAGAATGGCTTGACTATGGAGAACTGAGAGGCATCGGACAGTGGCGTAATTCAGGTAAGGGCCGCTTCAAATGGGAAGAAATATAAAAGCATGACAGGAGTGATAGAAATGCCATATAACACAGCAAGAAAGTACTATGAGGGTATCCAGACAAGGAAAGATGTATATCTGTACATCATAAGATACTTGAAAGAACATGATTATCCGCCAAGTATTCCGGATATTGCAGCAGGACTGAGTATATCTAGCCATACCGTACAGAACCATTTCGGTGAATTGCTGGAAAGTGGCTTACTTGCGACAGACAACCCCGGCACGCCACGAGCGTACCGAGTGACAGGATACAAGTTCAGAAAGGTGAAGGAAAAATGAGTAGCAAATTAAAAGTCAAGAAAAAGACCAGATTTCCTGTTCAGACTTCTAACCAGGCAGCACAGGCATTCGGTCGAGCTATGCAGAACTGTTATAGACAGATAAAAGACGTAGAGCAGCAAGCCTACGAGGATGGATTCACTGTTGGTGAAGATTGGAGCAACACGATCAACACCGTCACAACAATGATGGCTCTGAGACGCTTATATGGATTTTCCACGAAGCGATTGCTTGATGTGATAAGAACTGCCAATAAGTATGTTGAAATGGCAAATAGAGGTGAAATGAGCGTTCTGAACATGATACAGGACATTGAAAAGAACACAGATGTAAGATTTGACGAGATGAATAAGAATCTGGTTAAGAAGATGGGAGTTTGATAAGGAGCTAAATTAAATGAATAGAATTCGTACTCTGAGGGAAGCGAGCAGTATGTCTCAAAAAGAATTGGCGAGCGCAATAGGAGTGCCACAGTCTTTGGTGAGTTATTGGGAAAGAGAAAAGAGAACTCCATCAGTGGTTAACGCGCAAAAACTTGCTGATTTTTTTGGAGTGGAAATAAAAGATATATTCGTAGAAAAGACTGCACAATAGCGTGCCAGTTGCTTACATGGGCGAAAGGAGAACGAGAATGAAGCAGAAAACACCGGAACAGGAATTAGAGTTGTTAAGAGAAGGCCTATTACATGAGCGCGCTATCTGGGAGCACATCAATGAAAATGGCTGTAATGATCCATTTTGGGCGGATGGATGCAATATGAATCTAACCAGAAATCATATTCTTTCATACAGAAATGAGATTGCAAATTGTTGCGAGGAACATAATCTTCCACTTCCAGAAGAATACTTTCTAAAAGTACCGCCAGAAGTTGACGATGATTATATGGCGAACTTTAACCAGAAAGCCCGTGTAGATAGATTGAAACAGCAGGGCGATACATTAAGCCGGAAGAAAAAGAAGTTTATTGATGATGGACAGATGGAGTTTTGCTGATTAACCATGTAGTTGCTTACATGGGGAAAGTGAGGATGGAAAATGAGAAAGAATAATTATACTTCATTTTTTAAAATCAAGCCAAAGAAAGTAGAGAGATACATTCGTTGCAGAAAATGTGGCGGAAACATGGAATGGGTTGAGTACTATCCGCCGGAAATCAAATGCCCGAAGTGTGGATATACGGTATATCCAAAACCTTATGAGCCAGATTGTATCAAACTGCCAGAAACATTTGAAGAATATTATGAATTATACGAGAAAGTGAGGACACAAAATGAAATTATTTAAAACAGTAGATGAAAAAATTAGCGGAAATTGGATTTACAAAAGTTGAAGAAGATAAATACGGATGTGAGTATGAGAGAAAAGATAAGAAATATGGATATACACAGATCGTATATATTTTACATAAAAAATCCGGAAGGCACATCTTACAGTCTTATGATCCAGATTTAGGAGATAGCAAAGGAATCGGAAATACTTGTGTTGGTCTTACAGGGTATGAAATGAAATTGTTTATCAAAAAGATGAAACAATTAAAGATGTATTCAGGTAAGGAGGACGCAAAATGTTAATCAGAAGTCAGGATAAAACAGTAATAGTAAATATTGATAATGTTTTCAGTATTGCAATTCGAAATATTAATGGAGCGGCAGCAATATATATCGGAAGTCAAGGCACTTGTTGCGATATGGGCGAATATTCCACCAAAGCGAAAGCCATGAAAGTATTGGATATGATTCAGGAAGCATATGTAAACGGACATATAGATTTCCAGATGCCAGAGGATAGTGAGGTGGAAGTATGAAACATGTAAAAGAATTACTGAAAAAATACATTGAAGCTGATAATCAAATCCCCGAAGAAAGAGATGCATTTGTAACTTATATGGAATTAATTGCTGAATTGCAAGAAGCCATCGAACAGGACGAGAAAGAAAATGGTTGGATTCCAGTCAGTGAGAGATTACCGGAAGACGGAACATATATCACTACTTTAGACGGAGAGCTTGTCGGACAGGAAGAACCATTCACGGGAATGTGCGGTATCGAAAATGAAAAATGGGATGATGAAGACTGTGTTATTGCCTGGATGCCACTTCCAGAACCATATAAGGAGGACTAAATGGGATATTGCAAATTAGAGTGTCCGGACGGTGAAACAGAGTGATGCATCTGCTGTACTAAGAATGATTCTTGCCAGTGCAAATGTGATGATATGGACAGTTATGAATATGCAGAAGATTGCGAAGATTATGTTGAGGAGGATGAGCCATGATTACATTCCTATTAGGACTTACACTTGGAATCATATTCGGAGTGGCTGGTCTTGTATGTGTAGCGATCATGTACGATAAACACCACCCAGACGATTAGAAAGGAGAACGGTATGCTGACAAGGAACAAAAAGCTGAAAGATTACGGCATTCCGGCAGAGGACATTGAAAAACTGAATACGATGCTGAAAGACTTCCCGGCAGAGTACGGATACCTGCTTTCCGGTGCTGCCTTGTCAGCTTGCCCGAAAAACACGGTGATAGCGGATATGGTAATTGAGAATATCCTACGCCGGAAAAGCTACAGGAAAATCAGCAAAGAAAGATATATCCCGATGAACCCGAAAGACTTCTACGGATACAGGCGCAAGACCGTCGCTGTACTGTATGAGAGGATGCGGCTGTTGGGAGTATGGGAGGAAAAATAAATGAAAGAATATAAATGTCCAAAGTGCAATAGTAAAAACCTTTTTGTCAAGAAAGTTGGGAATAATACGGGATTGTATTGCGGGGATTGCGGTGCATGGATTAAATGGGTCGGGAAAAATGAGCTGAGAGCGTTTGAATATTTAACTAAGCAGAAACACGTAGACGATGCTAATAGCAAACAAGACGATATTGCAAGCATCATTTATAGCACTCTCGATCATATGTATTGCGATAATTGCAGATTCAATAGCGAAATTAAAGAAAGTGATAGTGATGAATGGAACTGTGATGAATGCCACAGAAAATATAATGGATGGGGAATTTCCATGCAGGAAAGTAATAAAATCGCAAAAGAAATTTTAAAACAGTTAGGAGAATAGAATATGAGCAGACTGATTGATGCAGACAAAATAATTGACTCTCTTGGAAATTCGGATATGGATTTTGCAATAGGTGCAGTTATTGACGAACAGCCGACAGTTTTTGATGTGGACAAGGTTATTAGTGAATTGAAAAGAGATAAATTCGTTGAATCAGAATGTATCTTATCTGACGTACATCAAGGATATAATGCTGGACTGAACAGAGCAATAGAAATTATAAAAGGTGGTGGAGTTGAATGAGAGAAATTCTTTTTAAAGCAAAGCGGATTGATAATGGTAAATGGATTGAAGGATATTATCAGAAAAGGTATGACCTTTTAGACAATGAAGAACATTTAATTTTCCACGCAGATAGTCATACAGTATGGGAATATGCGGAAGTTGACTCAGAAACACTCTGCCAGTTCACGGGACTTTGCGACAAGAACGGGAAGAAAATTTGGGAAAATGATATATGTGATCGCAAAGAAAAATATCCAGAAGTTGTAAAAATGACAAATGGGGATTGGACATTGGATTACAGTTATGCACTTGGAAGAGATTATGGCAATAGTTATTGTAATCTGGGATTCTATGTCAATGAAAGAAAATGTGTTGAAGTTATTGGAAACATTTTCGACAATCCAGAATTATTACAGGAGGAATCAAATGAGTAAATCAGTATTAGTGATTGACACGCCAGAAAATTGTTATGGCTGCCAGTTCGGAACTGAATATTGTGGAAATCTTGAATATGAGGGATGCTGTGAATTAGCTGACTGTTTAGATTATAATGCAATTCTGATGACAGAAGAACATTATGATTGCGAAAGCAAATCAAGACCTGAATGGTGTCCATTGAAGCCGCTGCCGGAGAAAATGAAAGTAACTGGGCTTTATAACGGCGAGTATTTCAAAGCGGGAGGCAAACTACCGAGCTATAAGATCGGTTGGAATGATTGTATTAATGCAATTACAGGAGGACATGCGGATGATTGATTTAACAAATACATGTGTTCTGGTTAGAACAAAAGAAGAAAACGAAATGATTCTCAAAGAAGCTGAGAAGCAGGGATTTCATTGGTACTATGAAGACCATTGTAAGCCATTACAAGAACAGCATTTCCCAGACATTTTAAAATTTTGCAAAGATAAAGATATCATTCATAGAGCATTTATTAACTCGAATTACGCTTTCCACGAAGCATCAGAAATCCTCGGAATGAAAGAAATGACAGTAAGAGAGTTTGCTGAGCGGATTGCAGATGCAGGCAATTGTTATGAACGTGAATGTTCGGAATGTGTATTTAGCAAAGTGAATACTAAGTGCAGCATCCATTTGTGTAATATATACAACTGGAAAGGCAACATTGATGAACTCTTTGAAATTGTGAAATCAGGAAGAGCGACAGTTCCTACACCGGAAGAGAAAGCAGTTGAAGATATTGAAAAATTTATTGAGAATCCAGACCGCGCAGCATTAAATGATGAATTTGTAGAGTCTTTAAAGCTGGTTGTAGAGAAGTTGAAAGAGGTGAAGTAGATGGCAAGAAATAGGTATCCAGGAACTTGCTATTGTTGCGGTAAAAAAGTTCCAACAGGTTATGGGCATTTCGAAAGATATAAAGGTGGTTGGAGAATCAAGTGCGTAAAATGTGCAAGTGGTAGAGTTGTCAGAGATTCTGATAAAGAGGTAAAGCGAGCAATAAGATTAAGGGAGGAGAAGTAGAGGATTGATTTAACAGGGAAAAGCGTGTTCGTAAAGACCCAGGAAGAATATTTGAGTGTTTTGAAAATAGCAAAGTTTCAGGGATTCACATGGGCAAGAGGAAACCAATTAAGCTATATTGAAATTCCATTTCCAAACATATTGAATTTTTACGACAACAAGATCGTTACTTACAGTGGTGATGAAAGGACATTGTATGAAGCATCCGAAATCGTCGAAGATGAAGAAAAAATCAAGAAGGCAGCAAACCTTGTCAGAGCATTTGCTAAATGCCCAGACACAGCAGCATTGACGGACTCATTTATTAAGTCCTTGGAATTACTCGCAAATATTGTAGAAAGCCAGATGGAAGAGGTGAAGTAGATGGAGAGATTAACTGAAAGAGTGTATGACGGGCTCATAATAATAAAGCAGGATAGTGGCGACGAAGGAAATTATAAAGCGGCTGATAAACTTGCCACCTATGAAGACTTAGAAGAACAGGGCTTGCTTGTGAGGTTGCCGTGCAAGGTTGGAGAAAAACTATGGTGCATTGTTAATAGCGCAATCCGTGAGCTTAGAGTATATCGTTTTGATATGCCAGCATTTGGAACTACTGATATCGTCTTTAGATATGCAGATGGTTTTAAGTTGGAGCGTTTCGTGGGAGAGATAGGAAAAACCGTATTCCTTACCCGTGAAGAAGCTGAGAAGAAGCTTGAGGAGATGAAGAAGAATGATTGAAGCGATAAAAGAATTTTTTATGATGCTGGGAATGTGCGTAGTTGGACTTGCTGTTTGCATACTATTGCATGCAATAATCAGCAAATTCAACAGATGGCGAAAGAATGGCTGCAAAATCAAATGTCTTTGCAAACCGCATAAATACAAATTGGTTTGGTATTGGAGAAATACTGAGGAAGCTATTTTGGAATGCAAGAAATGCGGCAAAAGAAAACAAGTATTCATTGATTATGATTCTATTAATGAGAAATTTCATTAGGAGGATTAATATGAAGCCAGAAGAAGCATTAAAAGAATTAAGCTATGATGATACAGCCTATGGTGGCAACTGTACTTATGAAGTTAGAATGGGAGCCATTAAAGCGTTGAAAAAGCAGATTCCGATGAAACCAAATAATATAAAATCTATTCTTGATTTTTCTGGCAGATATTATACGACAAAAGGTAACTGTCCAGTTTGCAACAGTGAGGGACTTTATAAATCAGATTTTTATTGCAATAAGTGCGGACAGAAATTAGATTGGGGAGGAAGTGAAAAACCATGACAGACAAACCTACACCAGACATAACCCCACAGCTCGCTATATCAGCATTCACAGTACTGTATCAATATTGCAGCTCAATCAGTCCACATGACTGCATCAGATATACATTCTACGAACATTGCCCGGAATGTTTCATGGGGTGTCCGGGAGATCAGGGCGAGGTAATCAGAAAATTACAAAGCAACGAATAAAATTAGAGAGTCGGTATTTACCGGCTCTTTTTTTACGCAAAATTCCTCAAACATGTACCACAACTTTTCCACTGACCTATGATAGAATATACTCAGAAGTATTACTATGGGGTTTTATAGCCAGAAATGAGGTGATAATATGGCGAACTTAAAAGCAGTTACAAGAAAACTTCAAAAAGCTATATTATCCACCGGATTAGTCATAAAAATCGGAACATCGCAATTCTACAGTCATGAGCAGGAGCGATTGATAACAGTAACAATTATATCAACACCTACACTTCACCTCACAAAAAGGGGCAAATGGAAGGATTGCGATTATGAAATATTACGAACTGCATCCCAGTATGATGTGGTTATGTGCCTAAAAGAAATATGGGAGGCAGTCAGAAAATGAGGATAGACAGAGGTGATTAGATGAACTTAACGCCTAAACAGGAAGCGTTTGTAAAAGAATATATAAAAAATGGCGGAAATGCATCTGATGCCGCGAGGAAAGCAGGATACGCGCCTAAAAGCGCTGATGTAATAGGGCGCGAGAACTTACGGAAACCTGCGATTTCAGCATATATAGCCGAAAAACAGTCTCTCATCGAAAAACAAAAAGGCACTGACATCATGTCTCTGGCAGAAATCCAGCAACGCCGTTCCATGATTGCAAGGGGCGAACTGACCGATTCATTTGGATTTGCTCCAGACTTCTCCGATCAGCTGAAATCTATGAATGATCTGGAAAAGGCATTAAAGATTAAGCAAGAGCAAGAAGAAAAAAAAGCAGCAGAGGAAGCTGCTAGAAATGCGAAGCCGTATCACATGGATCTGTACAACATTCCTGATCGCTTTCACCAAGCTATTAGAGATATTCGAGATAAGGAACATCTGGAGTATGTGTTTAAGGGCGGACGTGGATCCACGAAATCAACCACTGTTGGAATGACTATAATAGAGTTGATGAAGAACAATCATGACATTCATGCTGTGGTTTGCCGTAAGGTCGGGAATACAATTAAAGATTCTGTGTATAACAAGATCAAATGGGCTATTGGAAAACAGGAATTCACAGAAGAATTTGATTCTAAGTTATCACCTATGGAGATTACATTAAAAGCAACCGGACAAAAGATATACTTCCGTGGTGCTGATGACCCTGATAAGATTAAATCTATCAACCCTGAGTTCGGATATATTGGCATTCTCTGGTTTGAGGAGTTGGATCAATTCGCAGGACCTGAGGAAATTAGAAAAATCGAACAGTCTGCGATTCGTGGTGGCAACCTTGCATGGATATTTAAGAGCTTCAATCCACCAAAGACAATTAATAACTGGGCTAATAAGTATGTTCTCGAACCAAAAGAGAACAGAATAGTCCACTCATCAACTTACTTGGACGTGCCAAAAAAATGGCTGGGGCAGCCATTCATTGACGAAGCAGAGCATCTGAAAGAAGTCAATCCAAACGCTTATGAGCATGAGTATATGGGAATTGCGAATGGAAATGGCGGAAACGTATTTGAATATCTGGAGATTAGAGATATTACAGATGAAGAGATTAGCCGCATGGATTGTATTTTCGCTGGCGTAGATTATGGATGGTACCCGGATGCCTTCTGCTATCTCCGAACTTATTACGATTCTGCTAGAGAGAAAATATATCTGCTTGACGAATTGTATGTAAATAAATGGAGCAACTCCAAGACCGCTGATTGGATCAAGAAAAAAGGCTATGACGATTATACGATGATATGTGATTCTGCGGAGCCTAAGTCCGTGAACGACTTCCGGGATGCCGGACTTCCTGCCAGAGGAGCGATCAAAGGGCCGGGAAGTATCGAGTATGGTTTTAAGTTCTTACAGACTAAGACACTTGTCATTGACCCGAAGCGGACACCGAACGCATATAAGGAAATCACAGAGTATGAGTACGATCGGGACAAAGAGGGAAATGTAATAAGCGGTTATCCTGATGGAAACGATCACGCAATCTCGGCACTTAGGTATGCTTATGAGCCGTTATTTAACAGGAGGGGGTACAGTGCATAAAATGTTAGATAGGTACTTTTCGGATAAAATAAATAAATTCTTAAGCATCGGTTTAAAAATATATGGATCATCTGACATTAACGAAATCTTAAAAGTTGTAGAATATGAAGACATTATTGTGCGAGATACTTCTGTAAGATGGATGGATTTTAAAAGGTAGATTAAATGGGACTTATAACAACACTAAAAAGGTGGTTTAACATGATTTTCAAAAAACAAGCCGAAGAGGACTTTAATATCCAGGCGGCAGAATTTCCAGAAATGGAATCACTGATTAACCGGTGCGCGAACATCTACAGAGGTGCGCCGGAATGGTTGGATGACAAGAATAATATCAAGACAATCAATTTTGCGAAATCTGTCTGCTCAGAAACAGCACGGCTCGCAACATTGGCGATTGGCATTCAGATAGACGGCTCTGCAAGGGCGGCATGGTTACAGGAACAGATAGATAAAGTATATTTCCAGATCCGGCACTGGGTAGAGTACGGCTGTGCCTACGGAACAGTATTTATCAAACCAAACGGTGAGAGCCTTGACATTTTCACTCCGGCAGACGTGATGATTGTGGATTATGATAATCAGGAAATCAAAGGGATTATATTTAAAGATTCGTATACAGTTGGACGGAAATATTATACACGGCTTGAATATCATCGTTTTGCTGAGACTACAATAGATGGTGTGACAACCTATCCGTACTATGTTTCAAACAGAGCTTATGTGTCAAAATCCCCTCAGTCAATCGGTGATAAGATTGACCTCAAACAAACCAAGTGGGCTGACCTCATGGCAGATACACCGCCGATACTCAAAGCAAACGGTGAGAAGCTGGACGGACCTCTGTACGGAGTGCTGCGGACACCGCAGGCGAACAATGTGGATATCAGTACACCACTTGGACTTCCAATATTCGCTGAAGCTATTGAAGAATTAAAAGACCTCGATATTGCATACAGCAGAAACGCCGGAGAGATTTTTGATTCGCAGAAGATTGTTCTGGCAGATGATAGGCTGCTGATGCCAAGCGGTACACCTGTAGCAGCCATGTCGCCACAGGGTATGGAGAACAGACGCAATGAGATGAACTTACCGCACTTTGTCAAGAACGTATTCGGACAGGATGAGAAAGAGTTCTATCAGGAAATCAATCCACAGCTCAACACAGATACCCGTATAAGCGGAATAAATGCCATTTTAAGCCAGTTAGGGTACAAGATTGGATTCTCTAACGGATACTTTGTTTTCAACGAATCTAGCGGCATTCAGACAGCAACAGGAGTAGAAGCGGAACAGCAGAGGACAGTACAGTTTATCAAAGACGTTCGTGATAAACTGGAATCCTGTCTGGACGAAGTAATCTACGCATTGAACGTTTATGCTGATCTGTACGGACTTGCACCTGTCGGAGCCTATGAAGTCAATTATGATTTTGGAGATATTCTGTATGTGCGTGAAAACGACCGTGCAAGATGGTGGCAGTATGTGACCACTGGCAAAGTTCCGGCATGGATGTATTTCGTAAAATTTGAAGGAATGACAGAATCCGAAGCGAAAGCAATGGTCAAAGAAGCACAGCCAGACGAACCAACATTATTCGAAGAGGAGTAAAAAGATGGCAGATACGTTCAAGGGAATAATTACAGCAGATGGAAAGAAGAGACAGTTGCCTTATAGAAATGTTATCGAAACGCCCGTGTCTGATGAAACATTGTCCATACAGGGAGCATTTGCCGACTCCAAAGCCGTAGGCGACAAATTCAAAGAAGCAAAGACAGAAACTGATTCACTAAAGGAAGATTTATCCAATAAAATCACTAAATTCTACGCCAGTTCGCAAGGTGAAACCAATCTTGCTGATTCTGACAATGGCAAGATTCAAGATATGATGCTGTATGGCAAATCATCACAGGATGGAGTGCCAACGCCAGAGAATCCAGTTGAGATTAAAAGCGTGGTGAATCCAGCTGTGAAGGTGTGTGGGGAGAATTTATATCCCGGTAGTGATTTAATTGGGTTGATAAAAACATATACTACGGATTTTATACCTGTTATTTTACACAAGGGGAAAATTTATTTTTCTTTTGATACGTCTTCGGACACAAGTAATGGTCGATACCATATTAATGCGAAATACTTTGATATAAATAAAGAATTGATGGGTGGTAATGGCAATGAAAGTATAGCAGGAAATAACATTTCTCATGTGAGTTTTGAATTTGATGGAACGAAAGCTGGAATTAATCATGAAACAATCGATTTAAAAAATGTTTCATATGTAAAAATTATGTTTGGTATTTATGCCACTACAGCTACCAAAATTACATACAAAAATATAATGATAAGTGCCACAGATTCCGATTTTGAACCATACAAACCTATTCAGACCGTCACCCTGCCGTATACTCTCAACGCAATCCCTGTAGAATCAGGTGGTAACGTCACAATCGACGGTCAGCAGTATATTGCGGATTATGTGGATGTGGAACGTGGGAAGTTGATAAGGATGGTTGATTCTTCTAAGTTAGATAATACACAATCTATTGTAAACAAAACCGAATGGTTGTTAGCAGAATCACAAGAAATTGACCTTACCACAGAAGAAATTACCGCATTTAAAGCACTTACAACATATTATCCAACTACAAACATCAGCGTTAATAGCGAACAGCTTGACGGATATACAGCATTTAACTATCCAATAAGCATGGCAAATGGGTGGAATTATGTCAAAAAGCAACTTAACGATAACCGAGATTATATCTATGACATGGATATACAATCAGCAGAAGCCTATGTCAACAGTGAATATGCAGTAGCATTAACAGAATTGGAGGTATGATTATGTTATATAGAACATTACTAAAACTTAAAGAAAGAAATGGACTTACAGACGATTTGAAGAATAAAATTGATATTTTCTTTGCAACTGGCAGGATTACTGAAGAACAGTATAATGAGCTGATGGATGTTAATAAGGAAGAAGAACCGAAAGCGGAAACTAATTAACTAATGAGAGCTTTAGTTAACCATCAAAAAACCAAAGCATGTACCACAACATTTATCGAAAGAGGTGATATACTATGCTTAGTCCTGAATATTTACGCCGGATAACAGAGGGCAGTGAACAGATTGCCGAAGAACTACATCAGTACATCATCTCTGAGATAGTATCACGGATGATGACAAGAATCGGCAGGGGTAAAGACTATATTCTGACCAATGCTGATGCATGGAGAATCAGAACACTACAGGAATCTGGTGAGCTGCTAGAGGACATTCTGGCAGAATTATCCAAATACACCAAACGCGAACAGCAGGAACTTCTTGAAGCGTTTGAAGATGCCGGAATCACTGCTCTCGATTATGATGATAAGATATACAAGGCGGCAGGATTAAGCCCTGTACCGCTCGAACAATCTCCGGCTATGATAAGACTCATGGAGCGGAATATGCTTGCGACTATGGGAGAGTGGAAGAACTTCACAAGAACAACCGCAAATGCGGCTCAGAGGCTCTATATCGAGCAATGTGACCTTGCATATAATCATGTGATGACTGGAGCAGTTGGATACACGCAAGCCATCAAAGAGGCGGTTAATAACGTTGTGAGTGATGGCGTTACGGTCACATATCCATCTGGCAGAAAAGATACAATTGAAACAGCAGTAGCACGTTCTGTCAGAACTGGTGTGGCTCAGGCTACGGGAGACATATCCCTAAAGCGCATGGAAGAAATGGACTGGGATTTGATTCTGGTCAGCGCGCACATGGGAGCCAGAACGGGAGACGGTGGTCAGAATCCGGGCAATCATTCATCATGGCAAGGCAAGATATACTCTCGTTCTGGCAAGAGCAAGAAATTTCCGCCGTTCTCATTGACTGGATACGGGACAGCAAGCGGACTGTCAGGAGTTAACTGTCGGCATAGCTTTGGGGCAAGTGACGGGGAATTTAATCCTTATGCAGAACTATCAACACAGGATAAAGCTAACAAAGGCAAACAGTATGAAAAGGAACAGAGACAACGCGCTTATGAGCGAAGAATCCGCAAAACGAAGAGAGAGGTTCTTGGACTGCAAGCAGGAGTTGACAATGCACCGAACGAAAAGGCGAAATTCGCATTACAACAAGACCTTGACCGGAAGTCTTATCTTTTGCAGAAACAAAATGCTGCATATAAAGATTACTGTAAGCAGAACGACCTGAGGGAACTGCAAGACCGGCTCATGATAGCGAAGTGGAACAGCCAGAATGCCGCAAAAGCCAGAGGAGCGGCAAAACGATATAAAACAGCAAAGGGGATTGACTGATGGATAGATGGGAATATTACAATCCGAATCCTGCTGGAAATCGAGTCGGAGATTGTGCTGTCCGGGCAATATGCAAAGCAACCGGCCTTGACTGGGAAACGGTTTTTACCGGATTAATGATACAGGCATGCACTCTGTCAGATATGCCAAGCGCAAATTATGTCTGGGGAGCATATCTCTATAAGCATGGATACAGACGCAAACTAATTGAACAGTCAGAACGATATATCTATACAGTCAACGACTTTTGCACAGACCATCCGACAGGTACGTATATCCTCTGCATAGATGGTCATGTAGTAACGGTACAAGAGGGCAAATATTTCGATACATGGGATAGTGGTAATGAGATCCCGGTATACTACTGGGAAAAGGAGTAACTAAATGAGCATATCAGAATTTGTACAAGTATTCCTCTCAATTTGCGGAGGAGTATCTATTGTCGGAGGAGCGGCAGCCGTTATTTTTAAGTGGATTACACCTGCATTCCGGCTTAATAAGCGAGTAGAGAGATTGGAAGAACATGACAAACGAGATTACGAGAGTCTTCAGAGGATTGCGGAACGTGATTCATTGATTTTGGAAGTGCTATCAACCATGTTGGACAGTCAGATCAGTGGAAATAATGTTGAGGAATTAAAAAAAACAAAGCAGAAGCTCACGGAGTATCTTGCACAGAATCAACGTTAATTGCATTAATAAGGGGTATGCTCATGAAGTTATATGTATTCACTAAGAAAGATATAGACAGATCCTTGACAGAGTGTAATTTTACACCAGACGAAGAAAGACTGTTCCGACTGAGATGCAAGGAATATACACTCGAATACTGCGCTGAACAGATGAATGTGAGCATATCTACCGTAAAGAGATTAAGCAGAAGAGTAAACAGTAAGATTATAAAAGTATGCTAAAAGGAGAGGCAATTTACCCCTCCTTCTTTTTATGCAAAATCTTCTTTTACAGCTCTTTCAAGTAGCTTTATAACATATTCTGGTGGAGTTCGCTTGCCACTCTCCCAGTTTTCTATGCTTCTTTTAGGAATACCATATTTTTCAGAAAAAGCTTGCTGGCTCAGATTTGTAAAATTCCTTAATTCCTTTACATCCATATATTAACCTCTCGTTTCTTCCCAATCGCCATCGTCAAAAATGGTAACCTGTCTATGTATCGTCTGCATCCAGTCTTCACCAGTGGAATTTCCGAACGGATCTCGGCTTTTTCTCGGTACTTCCTGTTCTAATTTCACATAACGACACCACGTAGATTCGTCTTTTACTATTTTCCATCCTTTTTCAACTAATTGCTTAATCCTTTCTTCGCCCGTCATTTTATTATCCTCCCTTGACTATATTTTTACCTTCGTGGTATAATGGCTTTGTCACTTACAGAGGGATGTTCTGTAAGCGGAGTGCCTAACGATTCCGGGCACCACGGATTGAAATAATAATTTTAGGTATAAAGAGCTAGTTTTGCATGCTTAGCTCTTTTTACTTTGCATTTTTTCCGTCTCCATAACATTTATAAAACGCTTCAACCAGCTCTGCCAGTTCCTGCGGCGTGAGCTTTTCTTTTAGGTCATCCGGGATACGATTATAATTGCGCGCAAAGGTTTCAACACAATCTCCAATTTTGCATGCCTTTTTGACCTGTTCAAGTTTGTACATTGCTCCGATTTCTTCAGCTGTAAACATCCCTTTTCTAAGAGCTTCACGGCCTTCTTTGTTTCGATCAAGCCCCAATGATTTTATCGCTACTTTCTTACTAATGACTCCGATTCCTTGTATTTTCATTTTAATCCTCCTTTATTATAAAACGCGATATCTCACGATATCTTCAACTTTCTCAGGACTTCCATACCAGTATTTTTCGTCTGGATTCCATTTAAGCCCAAATTCTTTTAAAGTTTTCCTACAATTAAAAGTATTTCCAGAAACAACTCCGTCTCCAAGGTTAAAAAGAACTTCGCATCCATCAAGGAAAGCATTGAAATATTTGCCAAGCTTTGCGAGCTTGAGATCTTCTTTAGCTTTTTCCCATGCTCTTTTAAGTGCTACAGAAATAGTACATTTACACTGTCTTACGATACTCCATGCATTTTTCATGATTTCTGATTTGTTATACTTCATAATGCTTACCTCCTAAATGATTCCTTATTTCCTCTTGTTGATATTATAATACCACCCAGTGAGTGATATGTCAATACTTTTTTGACACTTTTTCGAACTTTTTAGATTGATATATCTATGTAAAAATATAATCAGAAAGGCGGTGCATAAGATGGCATTATATAACAATCCTTATCAATACAGTTTTGGCGTTCCGGGACAGATGAATCAGTTCCAGCAACAGCCTGTCCAGATGCCGGCTCAAGCAGTACAGCAACCACAGCAGAATAATAGCGGTATCCTGTGGGTATCCGGCGAAGTCGGCGCAAAATCCTATCTGGTAGCACCCGGGACAAGTGTTTTACTGATGGATTCAGAATCAGAGAAATTTTATATAAAATCCACAGACGTATCCGGCATGCCGCAGCCACTGCGAACGTTTGAATACCACGAGGTAGGCTCTCAGATGCCGCCTAAACAGACTGTTCAGAACATGGACAGTAAATACGTCACCAGACAGGAATACGACGATTTAAAGGGCAAATACGAAGCTATCATAAACCGATTAAATTCTTTTTCTGAACCTGTTAGGGCTAATACCGTGCAGGAATCAGCAATCAAGGGAGGAAATGCAGATGAGTAATCCATTATTTAACACACTTGGCGGTGGGATGCCACAGGGAAACGGACCAATGCAGATGATACAGCAGTTTATGCAGTTTAAGCAGAATTTTAAAGGAGATCCGAAAGCAGAAGTTGAGAAAATGCTACAGTCTGGAAGGATTTCACAGCAACAGCTTAATCAGGTTCAGCAGATGGCAGGGCAGTTCCAGCACATGCTAAAAGGAATGAAATAGTACATTACAATCTGGCCAGATTGATGTAAATATACAATAAAGGAGATTATAACTATGGATGGAAATTTAACAGCATCGGACGTTGCTCTTTTGACCGGGAACAACAGAAATGATGGAATGTTTGGCGGAGATGGCGCATGGTGGCTTATCGTGCTTTTCTTGTTCGCATTTTGCGGATGGGGAAACAACGGCTGGGGCAATAATGGAAACGGCGGAGGATATGTAGCTACAGCAGCTACTCAGGCAGATATTCAGAGAGGATTCGACAATTCCGCTGTGATTAGCAAACTTGACGGGATCAATAACGGTCTCTGTGACGGATTCTATTCAATGAACAATGGTATGCTTACCGGATTCAACGGAATCAACACAAACATCATGCAGACTGGTTTCGGCATTCAGCAGGCTATTAACGCTGACACTGTAGCAAATATGCAGAATACCAATGCACTCCAGGCACAGCTTGCGAACTGTTGCTGCGAAACCAGAGAAGCAATTCAGGGCGTAAACTACAATATGGCGCAGAACACCTGTGCATTACAGAACACCATGAACAGCAACACAAGAGATATCATTGACAGCCAGAACGCTGGGACAAGAGCCATTCTCGACTATCTTTGCAATGAAAAGATTTCTAACCTGCAGGCTGAAAATAACGACCTCAGACGTGCTGCTTCTCAGGACCGTCAGAGCGCACTTCTCACAACTGCAATGGCTTCACAGACACAGCAGCTCATTAATGCGATTAATCCGGCACCGATTCCGGCATATCAGGTTCCTAATCCGAACACATTTTACGGATGCGGATGCAACACTGGATGTAATTGCTGATAACTTCATATCGAGAGTATCTTTCGATTGATTCGGATGTCGGCTTATGCCGTATTACACAGAGGGCAGGCTGAGACCTGTCCTTTTGTGATATGAAAGGAGTATTTTTATGGCAGAATTTACAAATGTAGCTGCTCAGACTGTAGCAGCAAATGGAAACGTAGTATTTTCAAACACAGCAGTCAAAGGTTCTAACTGCATTCAGCACAGGGAAGGAAGCGGGATTATTACGCTGAGAGGGTTTACTAACCAGTGCAAGGCTAGATTTTTCGTGGACTTCTCTGGTAATATCGCAATTCCAACAGGCGGTACTGTCGGAGCTATTTCTCTGGCTATTGCAATCTCTGGTGAACCTGTATTATCTTCACAGATGATTTCCACACCGGCAGCAGTAGATCAGTACAACAATGTGTCCTCTGGTATCTATATTGATGTACCTCGCGGATGTTGCGTTAATATCGCAGTAGAGAACACAAGCGATCAAGCTATTTCTGTTGCGAACGCAAACATTGTTGTGACCAGAGAAGCATAGGAGGTGTGATTATGAGAGACATTAAAGACTTATGTGCAAGAATCGAAGATGAACTTTCCAAAATTGCTGACAGTGGGCTGACCACTGGAAATCTGGAAATGACATATAAGTTGATTGATATGTACAAAGATATCAAGAATACACAGTACTGGGACAAAAAAGTGGAGTATTACAACACTGTCCTTGATGAGATGCGTGGCGGATACAATGACGATTACAGCGAGCGCGGAAGAAAACGTGACAGCATGGGGAGATACAGCGCAAATGATGGCAGAATGATGCCGGATTACGACAGGGGCAATTCTTATGCCAGACGTGGTGAACATTATGTCAGAGGGCATTACAGTCGTTCTGATGGGCGAGATGCTTACGATGACTATATGACGCAGAAGCAAAGCTATCGTTCCGGCAAGTCTGAGGACTGTAAGAGGAAGATGCTTGCCGCATTGGAAGAACACCTTGACGAGCTTACTACAGAAATGAGCGATATGTCCAAGGATGCAGAGTGTAGGGAAGAACGTGATCTTGTCAAGAGATACGTGGAAAAACTTCGGGATATGCTCTAATTTGATGAAACATGTACCACAACTTTTTGAAGGTTCTGTGATACAATATATTCGTAGGGAAGATTTGTAAGCAGAAATGCTTGACATAGACATTTTTATTGCTTTCCTCCTTTCTTTAAGCAGATGCGTGTCCTTAATAGAAACAGGTTCGGGGTGGAATCTGGAGGTTGAAAAGCGGATGCAATTTCCGACACGTATCATTGCCGCTAGTGCATGGCGGCATACCTCCTTGTGAGCATATAACTGAACAGTGAAATCCAACCCGTGCAGAGGTGTGCGGCCGTATAGGCGGTGTTGACGTAGCCCGAAACGTCTCGTGTTTAGGCATAGCACGATAAATACCTTGCTAACCCGGGAATCCGGGTTATGTGGAATGTACGCTAGTGGAAAACTGACAGGGTCGCGCTCTGGTCTCCGGTTCGATTCCGGGCATTCCGCTTTGATTTGGTTAGAATTACGCTGTCTGTATACAGATGGTCTATGATTCGACTGAATTTATCTCATGAGAAAAGGTTATTGCTTATCCTGCTGTCTGGTGTCCGGATCAAAAAGCATAATGAAATGTAGCTCAGTGGTAGAGCAACATCCGCATAGGGTGCGTGTCGGCGGTTCGATTCCGCCTATTTCATTACCCTGCCAGTGGTCTAACTGGCTTAATCCACTTACCTGCGGCGGCAGGTCAATAAACACGACCAGGAGGATATATATGCAGAAACTTATTGACACATTAAAATCATTTGGAATTGAAATCCCGGAAGATAAACAGGCAGATGTGAAGAAAGCACTCTCTGAACATTACAAGAATGCTAAAGAAGTAGCGAAAACTCTGTCAAAAGTCGAGGGCGAACGCGATGGCTGGAAAGAACGTGCTGAGGCAGCAGAAGAAACCCTGAAAGGTTTTGACGGTATCGACCCGGCGAATGTTAAGACCGAGTTAGAGACTTGGAAGCAGAAAGCGGCAGATGCAGAGAAAGAATTCAACGCAAAAATCTATGACCGTGATTTCTCAGATGCTCTGAAAGCAGCACTCGACGATGTTAAGTTTTCCAGTGAAGCGGCAAAGAAGTCTGTTATGGCAGACATCAAGGAAGCAGGATTGAAGTTGAAAGACGGTAAAATCCTTGGACTGAATGATT